AACACAAACCATGGTAGTTCGTGGTGCAGAGCGCTTAGACACAATTGCTGGAGTAGTTTATGGTGACAGTAGATATTGGTGGATCCTCGCAGCTGCAAGTGATATAGGATGGGGATTACAAGTTCCGTCTGGAACGATTATTAAGATTCCTAATTTGGGTGATGTTTCGAACCTTGTTACGGGATAATCCATAATGGCAACAGATTTTTCTACACTCCAAGACATCTTTAAGATGATATCACCCGCAGATTTACGTGGCGCACAAAAGATATCAATTGGAAATAAGGTAAAAGATGTCAATCTTGTAGAAAAATTAATTGACATTCTTTATAGTGTTGGTACGGGTGCAAATAGCATTGATGATCTTGTAAAAGAACTAGATGAGTTAAACATCAAAGCAGATGATGAAACAAAGAAATCATTCAAGCGAATTATTAGCTTGTATAGTAGTGGAGACGTAAAGAGTAAAAGCTTTGGTGATGGACAAAATATCTGTTTAGATAATGACGGAACAACAACAATCAAAAACATTACGTTTGATCAGATCGTTGGTAAAAATGTAAAACTCAATGAATCAAACAAAAAAATGGGCATCATTTTATGCAACTCGGGATTTCTAAGTCCAGCGATTAGAGGTGCTGAACGAGTTGAATTGTTCATGAATTATATTCCAAGTATAGTGGCGTCACGAATGGTTCCATTACTTGATGTTGAATTCGCATTAAATAGGATTCCAGCCAGTTCATCTGAAACATCTCCACAATTCTGGGCACCAGGACTTATGAAGTTTTTGCTTGGAAATGATCAAAGTGGAAAATCATCACCACAAAACGCTCAAATGTTTAATGTGCGAAATGTTCAAAATCGTCAAGGCGAAAACCAAGTGCATCATGCCACTGCAGGAATGGAGATGTTTACGTCCCCACAGACGCTTGTAAATCCTGATGCCGCCCGACTTTCAGGAAATCGATACGTTGATGTACTTGATCCATTTAGACCATTGATGACAATTGAGAGTTTTACAATCAACGTAACGCCAACAGTTGGAATGTATTCATACAAGAAAGGTAGTCTCGTATTTAAGTTACATGATCGTTCTCGTTTATCTGAGATTGCAGACTTTATTAGACCTCAAGTGTACCAAAGTCTTACGACGGCACCAACAGTTTGGATAACATATGGATGGAGACATCCAAACGAAGTTGGAAATCCATATGCTGACTTTATCAATTCAAACATGTTGATAAGAGAAGCATATCAGATTATCAATTCGTCATTTTCATTTGATGCCGTTGGTCAAGTAACAATAACAATGGAATTATGGACGAAAGGTCTTCCAGATCTTAGAACGATGAAGATCAATGAAAGTAAAAATTCGTCAAAAAATGTGTTTAGTGAACTGAAAAAATTAGCAGAAGATATTGCAAAATATCGTGCTGCTTTAAATTTGGGTCCCGTTGAAGGTGCAAATAAAGAGATTCGAAGTTTCATGTTGTTGGATTCTGCTGAACGTGGCGATTGGCCAGATATGACACAAGATGAAATTAAAGGATCAATTGAATCTCTCAAAAAAAGTCTAAATGAACCAGATGCAAAAATAGATAAATCTGCCGCAAAAGGCTTGGTTGATGCGCTCAATAAACTGTACATAAATAAAGACAAAAACTTAAATTTCAAGGAACAGTTAAAAACGAAAATATCAACTGCTATTAATCAAAAATTCAAAGAAACTCGAACTGGCAGTGATCCATTTATTCCGACCGCCGACAAAAACAAAATTCACGAAAAAGAAGCCAATAAATTACCTCATCCATTAACAAGCTTATATGATGCATGGAATGCTTATAAAGGTGAAGCAGAAGTTAAAACATTAACAAAAGAAGGCTTCAACAAACAAGCTGTTTCATTTGGAAAACTTGTTTCAGTTTTCTTTGCAAATGCGCTTCCATTGTTAGACGGCATTGATGAAATGCAAATGTTTTTTTATCAATTCAATGAACATGCAGGTGCTGCATCAGGAGCAAATATAGCAGAATTTCCAATTGACATGCCTGTCTTTCTTGATCAATATCTTGATCTAGTTGAAAGAAAAGGTAGCGAAAATGTAACGCTAGAAGAATTTCTTAAACTTACTGTTGATGCCCAATTGAGTGACGATAGGGCAATTGGTTATGGGTTCAGAACATACTATGCTCCTTACGACCCTGCAAACAAACATGATGCAGCATTTAAGAAAAACGTAAAACAAGATGATGCTGAACTTAAGATGGGTCCATTTCAAAAACCCGTGATTGAAGTGTATATCGAAACAGTCAACAAAAACACAAAAGGAAATATCTCAAATGTAGACTCACTTAGTAAGTTCGAACAAACTGTGTCAGAAGTTGGTTTGATAAATAGTGGTCGTAAAGGTGATTATACCACGATATTGCGTGTTCACATCTTTGATAAACAAAATTGTCCATATAAATTAGCAACAACAATCTTAAGAGGTGACACTTCTCAAGAAGCAACATTTTATGATGCAGCAAAAGAAAACTTGATAGATTTTTATAAACAAGACAACGTTGATCAACAAACACAACGAGCTGGATTTGTAGGAAAATTAAACGCCATCGGAGACAAAGAAGATAATGGAAAAATCACCAATAAATCAATCAAACAATTTGTTTCTCAAATGGTCCCATCAATTATTTTTGGTGGAAATGCGTCATCTGTAATCAGTGCGAATCTTGCGTCTAAGCAAGATCCATTGTTGTCAACAACTCAAATGCAAGGTGTGGCAAAAAATTCAGGAAAACCATCAACGATGCAACCGAATGGAGGCGGAATTGGAAATCTTCCTCTACGAGTTATTCCAGCATCCATGGGAATGACAACACTTGGATGTCCTTTATTAACTTATGGTCAATTGTTCTTTATTGATTTTAATACAGGAACAACTGTTGATAACATCTATGGTCTCACTGGACTAACTCACACAATTTCACAAGGAAAATTTGAATCAAATTTGACGCTGACATTTTATGATGCATATGGTAAATTTGAAGGCGCTCCAACAATATCAAAAATTTATGAGAGCAATACTAAAGTTCAGGAAGATAAAGATAAAAAGGAAAATCTTGCAAAGAAAAAATGATTCAATTGTAGAAATACAATCACATGATTTAAGTTAACATGTGGTGAATACTTCGTTTTGTATAGATTTGACAGTTCTTGGAACTGAAAAACATCTATTATGTAAAGAGTCAGGATTTGTATGGTTGTCAACCGTACCACAAAATACGTGGCACTTATCAGGAAACATCAAACAAGAAAGTGATTGGTGTTTAGATACTGTTCTCAGGTTGGCAGGCAAAACAATCGAAATATCTCCTCCTGAAAAATTTGTGAACTCTATGAAGAAGTTTACAGAAGAATCTGACGTGTTGCCCTGGCAACACTTAATGCCACAATCAGCCCACCGCGCCTTCATGAAAAATCTTGTTAATAGCGTGGTTGTTGCCATTGATAACATACCAATGAGTTATTACAGGAGTTGCTGGGTGCCCGGAAATGGTGTCATTAGGTCACTGAAACAAGCAACTATAGATAATGTTAAATGGAGGGCCATTATTGACGCTTGCGTTCCGACTATGGGAACTGTAAAAACATTTCGTCCAGATCAATATGGGCTTGCTGAAAAGATAGTTTATGATCGTTTTGGAGCTCTTACAGGACGATTAACAGTTACTGATGGTCCAAACATCATGACGTTAAAAAAGGAATATCGTGATATTATTGTTCCATCAACTATAAATGGATGCATAATGTGCATAGATTTTGCTGCTCTTGAGGCAAGGGTATTATTGTATGAAGCTGGCAAACGATGTGAAGATCCAGATTTGTATGGAATGATTGCACGTGAGCTTGGAAAAGGTGTATCAAGAAAAGCAGCAAAAGCAGCAGTGATTTCTGAATTATATGGTAGTTCAAAAACTGCTCTTGGAAAAGTTTTGGGTCTTAGTGGAAAAGAACTTAATGTATTTGTTAAACAAGTAAAGACATATTTCAATACTGCAGAATTGTTAAAACGTGTGAAAAAACAATTTGTTGAAACGGGAAAGATTGTTAATCGTTATGGTCGCCATGTTGTAATTGATGAACCACTAGATCACATTATGATCAATTATTATGCACAATCAACTGGCGCTGATGTTGCATTATTAGGTTTTTCAAAAATTGTGAATGAACTCTCATTGAGAGCATCAAATGTTAAACCTCTATTCTTGTTACATGATGGGTTGTTTCTTGATGTACCGGAAGAACATATTGAAACGATTTTAAAGATCGATAGTGTAAATATCGATGGATACGTTCAAAAATTCATATTAAAAGTTGAGAAACTTAATTGTACACAAGTGACATAAAGTATATGATCTGTACATGTCATCATCAACTCCTACATCATTAACTCCTGAAGAAATTGAAAAAAATTGGAACCGAATGTGTTCCTTACTCGAAAAACTTGGTGATCGTTCAGCTCCAGCGCTAGCAATGGTAAATGATCTTGGCGAACGTCTGGCATTATGTCCAGCATCTGCAAAGAGAGATTTTCATGCAAGTTTTCCAGGAGGACTAATTGATCATTCATTGAGAGTTCTTAAAAATTTGATGACGCAAAACACTGCTAATAACTGGAGGTTACCAAAACAAAGCATGATAATATCTGCTATATTTCATGATATAGGAAAAGTTGGAATGCCAGGAAAAGAATCATCAAATGATTTTTATCTACCTCAGACAGATGCCTGGCGTGCAGATAAGCTTGGTGAGATATACAAGTATAATGATGAACTACCATATTTGACGACACCAGATCGTAGTATGTTTTTGATGCAACATTATGGAGTTGTGTTAACAACTGATGAATATCTTGCGATCAAGTTGAATGATGGATTTGTTGTTCAAGATAATAAACCATATTGTCTTAAGATTAATCCTCTTGTTTATGCTTTGCAGACCGCAGATTACATAGCAACGATGGAAGAAAAACATGTTAAATATTGGCCTGAACAAGGTGAATAAAGATAGTTTTTCCTCGTCTTCGTTATATTTATAACATGAGCAATTTGCTCGTGAGGTACATAAGATTAGCGGTTAATGAGGCATGCAATGCGCGTGTTCCTCAACAATTGGTAAAAGCGGATTCGGAAAAGGGTAGCGGAAATAAAGATGATTCACAAGAAGCGGATCAAGGCGTTAACGAGTTTTCTGGAGTGGGTTCCGTCGCAGGCTATACAGTCCCTCTTGGAACTGATCCAGATTTACTTGGTCGCAAAAAAAATAAACGCAAAAAGTGATATTGCGTTGAACTTTAAAGCACTTAGTTGTATGATATGACAACTGCATAGTGCAGTTGCATTCGTTCACATTTAGGAAAAAGGAAATTAAAAAATGGGATTAGATTTAGAAGCAATTCGTCGTCGTGTACAAGAACTTAGTGGAGTTCGAAAGAACTCTTCAGTCCAACTCTGGAAACCAGGTGTTGGTGAGCATAAGGTACGAGGACTTCCATGGAAGTCAACACCTGATGGGATGCCATTTCAGGAAAAGTTTTTCTACTATATTGGAAATAACCCAGGCATCTTGACTCCGAATCAGTTCGGAAAACCAGATCCAATTCATGATCTGATTAGAAAATTGTATTCTTCTGGGAAGCCTGAAGATCGTCTTCTTGCAAAGAAACTTCAACCAAAAATGAGGGCATATATGCCAGTTGTTGTTAGGGGTCAAGAAGATAAAGGTGTATTGGTATGGTCTTTTGGAAAGATTGTATATCAGCGTTTACTTGGATTCTTTACAGATGAAGATGTTGGTGATATCTTGGATCCCGAAGCGGGATTCGATCTTAAAGTTAGTATCTCTCAGCAACCAGGAAAGCAGTATCAGGATACAGTTGTTGATCCTTCTCGTAAGTCATCACAACTTTCTGGTGACGCTGAACAGATGAAGAAATGGCTCGATGCCACTCCAAATCTTGAGGATATGTATCGACTCAAATCTGTTAGTGAGATTGAAACAATCTTGAATAATTGGTTGTCTGGTGGTTCTGATACGCCAGATTCTTCTGATGGTACGTCAAAGGGTGCATCTGCACCAGCTGATGAGCTTGAAAAACTTGTAAGTGAAGTTAAGACGACCGATGTAAAGGCCGAAAAGCCAGCAAAAACAAAGTCGAAAAAAGCGGCGTCTGATGATGATGATGAAGCACCCGTTGAGAAGAAAAG